CCTGACAAAAACGCTCCTTGCAAATATGGACGATTGTTGTCAATTCCCTGGTAGCTTAACGTTCCAGCTGTATTGAAAGTTCCACTCATGTCCAACATAGCGGCAATCTCGTGCCTCTTGATAAACGAATCACCAAGATTTCGTTGTCTTGACCCACCAAACTCCCTGATTCTTATTGGTCCGTCCGGACTGATTCCCATATTTGAAAGGAGAGACCTGATGCTTGTGTGAGTTCCTCGAGTAGAAAAAAGAAACGGAAGATCAGAAAAGACTCGGCGCCACAATACATTCTGAACAGCCTGTAATGATGTTGTAGCAGCTCGATTCCTTCGAATATTTGATCCGTCCATCAATTGAGCCATTGATGAATTTGAATAGAAGTTTGGAAGAGATATTCCGTAGTATCGTGACAACCATGGAAGAAGCTGGTCTGATATCACATCCTGTGACAACACATCCACTTTGAGCAAGCGCTTGAACTCATCCACAAACATCTTCATCTCATCGAATGTCTCGGCAAATGTGAAAAGAAGTCCTGCAATAATTTGAGGTTGTCCTACTCGGGCTCCACCCGGTCTATCAAATCGAACTGTGATCTCATCGTCAATATCAGCTTCTTCTCCAACCAATCCTTCATTTNCAGATGCATCCAGCAAATAGTGTGGAGGAATCAAACGGGTAACAAGATTNGGATTGCTGAAATCGTAATTGCTTGCTGATGACAACAGATCAGTATTTAGATCTGTTACTCCCTCATATGAAGGAAATAGCACTGTAGTCACCAAGCTGGTTTCTCCCGTAACTGGCTGATCTCCAAATGTGCCTGTATTTCTCAAGGCGATGCTAAAGTTCTGGACTGTTGAGTGAAGCCCATGACCGCTATGATCTAAGACCAGACTTGATCCATCGCTATCATAACTGCCCGAAGGTTCGTTGAATCTAAACAACAGCCTCAAGTCCTTCTGGGCGAACACATCTTGGAAGCGCTGGAGTTGAATTTCCTGCTGTGTCCTAGATGAATGCCAAACTCTAAATTCATCCATTGCTCCGGACATTGTTTCTACCGGAGATAGGTTGTAGTATCCAAAATTGTGAGAGGATCCAGAACCGATCGTAAGAGGCGATGTCTTAAAGTCAATTGTTCCCAGATCAGAAGCTGAACTTGAAGTAATCAAAACTCCGTCTCTGTAAAGATTGAGGCATCCTGGACCACCAGATCGGTCAAAGACTGATGCACAGTGAACAAACTGCCCTTTATTGATCTCCATTGAAGCTGACATTGTTGTTGATCCGGAACGAACCATAGCCAGAAAATCAACAGTTCCTTGCGGGCTACTTTTAGTTGCTGATGATGACAAAGCTAATGTGATCCCGTTAGACCCGCTTAGTTTTTGGGCCACAATCTGGCTATCATTTGATGACCCGCTAGGAACATTTAGATAGAATTCGAATGAAAACGGCTTCGTTCCCGGATCTAGAATTGATTGCCCTTTCGAGTCTCGCAAGAAAGCTGATGTGTTTGATCCATCAAAGTCAGAAACGCTGATGTAGGTTCCTGGATCAGTTGATGATGAAGATCCACTGAATGCCAAATATCCCGAATTTTTTGGAAACTCATCTAGAACATACTTTTCAAACCCAGTCAAACTATCAACAAACGTGTTAAGCTCAGTTTGGGGTCCGTCAAATGGAAACCTATTGATAATCTTGTCAAATGCTTTTTGAACTTTTGCTCTTGCTGAGTTGAAGAACGTGTGATTAGAAAACTCTGACCAGTCGACGAACAATTGTTGGGTGCTTTTTAGTGCAGCCCCCGGTGAATCATATCGAAATGAACCCGTCAGATTGATTCCGGAATTGTTTGCAGAATTGAGAGTCATCCCCCTAACAGGAGCTGATGGCCTCTTGTTTCGAATAATTCCCGGTTTGAACAAAAGGTTATCTCCGGCTGTGTTTGGTGCTCTTGACATTTTTAGTCCCGTACCACAAAGATTGCATCACGATTTCGAACAAGATGACTGCTCCCTCTCTCTACAACGTAAAAGTCAAATGCATATGATCGTCCTGGTATCAGAGCTTGCATCTTGAAATCAAAGAACATCCCGTCAGCGTCTGTTGAGACTCTAGTTGAATCTTTCACATCATCATACGGCAGGATTACCTTTTCTGTTACCCTGTCAACAACCTGATAATACACTTTGTCAAATATTGAAGACTTTCTTCGCCATGCAACTTTCACCGGCTCATCTTCCTCGGCAATCAAATCTCGGCCAAAAAGACGTATTCTGACTGTGTCTTTTTTATTGTATATGGGCCGCCCATTCGTTATGATCAGCTGCGGCTCCCGAGAGATGAATTCGCCAGCATCACGATCAGATCGCCTAATTGTCAGGCTACCTGTGTGATATGCAACTGAGTAATCTAGCGACTTCCAGTATGTGATAAACTTGACTTCTCCCTTTGCTGCGATTAGCTTTGCCAATGTCTGTGATTTGTTATGAAGACTCGTGATAGTTGATGGGATTGCAAAAGAAGCGGAGTAAAGTCCGGTGACGCCGGAGCTATCTGTTCCTTGTGTATGCTGACTCCCTGTAACAGAAAATGTGTAGTCGCCCTTCTTAAGATCCAAAACCAGGCTATTGTTTCCCGTGATGGCTGTCAAGGCTGACCCGCTTACAATGTTTGCCAAAGAGGATCGATTGTAACTCCTCAAAAACAACGTCCCACTAGAATCAAAATGGAAATTCTGGTGATTATCCTGGATAGTGTCATCAAATCTAACTACAATTCGAGGTCGAAGAAGCGGGTTGGAAACGTGCCTTGAAGCAAATCTCTTGACAAATCGCGACTTCGTGTCTGTCTCCTCTGAGCCCGTGAATGATAGCCTGACTCCCTTGTCAGAAATCTGGCTAGCCAACGTCGCAGACACCAGCGTTGTAATATTGATAGAAAGATCTTCTGTCCCCTCTGTAAAAGTTTGCTTCTTCTCAAAGCTGACGACGCCGCTTCCGTCATTTAGATTTCCTGACGTGATGTAGTCAATCCCTGTTGATCCCAGAAGGCCGCCGGCGTTTGCACCGGAAGTGAACCAAACATTGTTTTGGGTTGTGTATGATGCTGTTATGTAATTGGCGACATCGACATCATTGAACTTGCCAGTATCAATTCCAACTCCCTCATCAAATGATTGAGACAGCGGAAATACAGACAGTGTGAAGTTTTTTGGGATTGCATGACCGGTCATTATGTCTTTCATCTCAAGTGTAGCTGTGAACCGAGAGCTATTGAGATCCAGTATGCTGGCTGTTAGTACCCTTATGGGAGCAAGATCAAATTTTAGTAGCGCTCGAGACAGCTCAGTTTGACTTCCGGTTCCACTCAATTTCGTCTCATTGTAGAGTTTGAAAATATCAAGAGTCGATGCGCGGCCGACGTTGGAGTCTCGGACCCTAATGTTGCTATCTATGATCTTATCAGTAATGTATGTGTCAGCACTCGCTGTGCAAATAATGATCATTTTGTTTCCTGCCCCTAAAACGCTGTTCCTATGATATCAAATTCCGGATACTTGAGTTCGAAAATCGATCCCAGGTTGGGTTGTATCAGGCCCTTTGTTTGACTTTGTTTGAAGTCAAACGTTGTAGAGCTATACTGTCGTCCTTCGACAGACGCAGCTCTTGGGAATACCTGCAAATCTATCATCGAGATCACGAAATCTGTATTGATAATGATGTTCACGATGTCATCTACAATGATGGGCTGATTCACATTGAAAAACTTCCTATTCATTGTTGTAGCTATTCGTGTATTGATGTTTTGGATTACCTGTGCTTTGTTGGCGTTTTCTGCCACATAGACACTATACTTGATTCCAAAATTAACAACTCGAACATCAAGGACATCTACTGCATCTCCTACCAGTCGGAGATCGTTAAGGTACGTTCGAAGATTCTTCTTAAGGGAGTCCGGAGATGTTACAAGGTTTCCTAAAGCATCTATCGACACCACGTACAACAAGACAGACAATGGGTTTGCCGGATTATTTGCTATCGCGGCTCGATAAACCCGACCAAACTCGTTAGGCATTGTGTAGATTCTTGCCAACAAATCTTCTCGCGAAACCACACGTCGCTGCGACTTACGAGCAGATGTTATCATGGTCTTCAGATCTTCCAGGGTAGGTGCAGATGATCCTCCAGCAGCTGACTCTAGGTTTACTACTTGGATGGATTGCCGAACAACCAGACTGTCCGCTGCTGACGGACTCCTGCGGAATGACAATGACAAAGTATCGATTTGCTGAATCTGATCAGATGAAATGTTGTGATCTTGGCCGCCGCCATATCGATATCGAATATCAAGCGTTGTTCCTCTAGGAGAAATTCCCAAAGTTTGTGTTTGCAATAGCATCTGTGGGTCTATGCTAAACCTAGACATAACCGGCTTTCCAAACAAGCTCAAAGACAGATCACTGGGATCTGGAACAATATCATCATCCAGAGTACTAGCGTTTCCCGAGCCAAACCGAAGTGTTGTCAATTGTGTTACCGGATCATATCTCCTGATGTATCGATATGGCGCTGCGATCACACTTATATGATTTGGAACAACAGACTGATCTGTGTCTGGATTTTTGACCTTAAGAAATACAGTATCCTCACTTAGGGACGTCACTTCATAGTAAGTGTTGAGCTCAGTATCAGTAATTGAAAGCACGGCTGATATGTGTTTTTCGTCCAGCGTAATCTCTCTAAACGGAACAAACACACTGTCTATTTCAATGCTTTCTGTTTTTTCCTCGCCGCTGACGGCAACAACTGACTGTGAAACGAAGAACGTTGCTGGGCTGCCATCTGAGTTGCTTGTGGCAACTATAAAACTGGCACGGAAATTTCCATCTAGATCTTGCTCAGAAAAGTCTAGATCATCTACTGTCGTAAACGTTATTCCTGAGAATGAGGAAACTTGTGTTCCTGCCAAAATGACTGGCATTGCTGATCGTGTTGGTAAGTACACACCCGATATTTGTTCAGATGGAACGGTTATTTGAAACTTTAGAGTAACAGTTGACGGTGATCTGCCTCTTATTTCCACACCAGCGTTTCTGAGGTGTGTGATAATATTCTCAGGCTCAGTCGCCCTTACTGGATCTAGTTCACGAAAAGAGTGGTCCAGATAAAAGCTAAGTGAATCGCCCACCGTGGCAACAAAATCCAGAAACATTCCGCCGACCGACGGTTCAGAAAAATCCTGGATCCTGTCTGGGAAATACGTTCTTGCAGTATCAAGTAGTTGGGATCTAATCGACTCGAAGTCACGAGCTGTGAAAGTTCGATTCATTTCCTTCTTGATTTTCTTTCTTATCTGATTTGCCATCTATCCCGCCGTAAAAATTATGACCACCACAAACTGATCTGTTAGACCTAGCGATGGAACTGAGTATTTGATCCTTACTTGACTTTGAATTACATTGTCATCTTCGGACTTTTCAATGCTTGGTTCAAAATCTTCTAGAGTAACGTACGGCATGTATTTCTCAACTGCCGCAGATATTCTTTGTGCTGCCACTATGTCTGTATCTTCTGATGTCAACTCAAAAGCAAGGCCTAGGAGATTTGCCCCTAAGTCACCCATCATTAGTCTCTCACCCGAATTTGTTGCAAGCAGATTTCGAATGTTGTCTCTAATCTGGTCTTCCAAATTATAGGACATCCCAAACATTGAGCTTTTCCCATCAGCAAACGAAATGGGCGTTCGAATACCGATCGGGACAACAGCGGCTGTGTCATCAACATTTTCATCATAAGCCGCTTGTGTTTGACCTACTGACTTAAAGTCATATGTTTTTCTGACTTGTGCCACTTTCTACCTCGCACTTAAATATCGACGAATCAAAGTCAGGGCTAAGATAGAAATCCTGATCCCTTTCCTGTTCCCGGTGAACTGAATGAGGGCAAAGGAACGGGAGGTGCAGTTAGGGTCATATATCCAATAATAGGAACACCACCAACAAGGACAAGGTCTGTTTTGACTTCTGCTGTTAACAT